TTTTGTCGCGCGATTCCCTGAACGCCTCGCCAATCGACTTCTTGCCGGAAAAGACTTCGGCCCACTGGCCGATGCCGGTGAAAAACTTCGCAACCTTTTCGCCGAGAAAACCTATCCCGTTGGCGATTGCGCCGAGTCCGGAGATAATGTCGTCTTTGTTGTGGTCGATCGCCTCGCCGAGCGATTCGACCGCCTTGCCGACGTCGGGCGAAACGAGCAGCTTTTCGAACGCCAGTCCGAACCGCGACATGAGATGCGACCATTCTTCGGTGAAATGCTTCGCCTTCTCAAGATGCGTATTCGCGTCGCCGAGATATTCCGCCTCCATCTTTTTGCGTTCGGCGTAAATCTTTTTCATCTTGTCGAGATAGTCCATCGCGAAATCGGCGTCGACGGACTCCATGCCCCAGACTTCTTTGAAGGCCGGGAATGCGCGACGACGATCCGGATAGTTCTTTTTCATCGCCTCGACGAAGCGGAAGAAATTCTCGGTCGTGTCCTTTGAATCAAGCTTTGTGCCGGCGATGCGTTCGGCGGAGCGCACGAAGGGGTCGCCGAATTCACGGCGTTTCTGCGCGAACGTCAGGAGCGCGTTCTGCATCGCGCCGATTTTGATGCCGACAAGGTCAGCCGCCTGCGCCATACCGCGCAGACTGGCGATCGGCGCGCCGATCGTGCCGGACATTTCGCCCAGCTCTTTCACCTTGCGATTGACGTCGGTAAACGCCTTGACCGAATAGACAGCCGCGAGCGCCGCGCCGACGCCCCTGATCGACGACGCAAGCGAATTGAGCGAGGCGTGCGCTTTCTCTGCGCCTTCAACCTCATGCCCAATCTTGATCAGATATTCCTTGATCGTTTCTCTCGACGTGCCGTCTTCAGCCATTCTGCCGCGAAGCCTCCATGGCGCGATATTCGTTTTCTGCACGAATAAGCAGCGCGTCGTTCATAAGCGCGATATCAGCAAGATCGACGAGTTTCGCGCGAATCTCGCCCATGGTCACCATACCCGCGAGCACTGGACGCATGATGTAATCCAGATCGTCTGGAAGCGTCAAAGGCTCGTAGGTGACGGACGGAGCCCTGAAGTGACCGCGGACAGGACTCCGAGCAAAAAATTTCCGATCTGATCCGTCACGACTTGGATGCAGAAAATCAGCACGTCCCATCCATCAATGTCGCTATACATTGGGCGGTTGCTGTCGGGGTTGTAGACGATCTGCCAGCCGACGTCGCCGACGCGGCGACGCAGCGTGCCGAGACAGCTTGCGACGATCTTGTGCATCGCCTCGTCGGGCGTGTCGCGGAACACGTCGGTAAAGGCCGACACGTCCCGCGCCAGCGCGTCGATCGCGGCGTTCTTCTCCGGCCCCGGCTCCATGGTCATGATATCCGTTGTCCGGGCGCCGAAGTCGCCTTGGAAAAATATGCGCAACGCCGCCGGAATCATCGGCATAAGCAGTCGGGCGAGCATGAATTGCTGCATACCGTCCAACCGCTGAATTTGATACGTCACGCCCTTGTGCTCGAACTCCGTAGGAATATCGCCTGCCACTTGCTACCCCTTGTTAGACGTTGATGCTCGGCGAACCCGTGCCGAAGACGCCGTCGATCTGACCGGCAACGAACGTCCACTCGACCGTGCCGCCTTCCGTGCCGTACGTGTTCGTCGGCAGTTTCAGGATGGCCGCGCCCTGAATCGTCCAGTTGTCGCCGCGCGCGACGTCGCGGATCGTAATGATCCCCTGTCCGAGCGTCGCCGACGACGCGCTGTCGAAGTTGAACATGCGCGACAGATCGGAGTTCGCCTTGCCGGTTCGATGCACGCGGATCGTCACGCGACCGCCGCGCGCCGCGTGCAGCGAGTGCATATACTCGCCGTCCGCGCCCCATACGGTCGTGACGCGTTCGTTCGTCTCGATCGTGATGCCTTCGTTCGCGACGCCGCCTTCCGCCAGATTGAACGATCCGCCGGGACCGCTGATCGTGCAAACGACGTCGAGAAACGAATACGTTTTCGAGTAGATAGCCATTTCGTTCCCCTATTAGCGGTTCACATAGACGGAGCAGACGACGCTATGAACCGCGCCCGACAGTTTGACGACGACCGAGATCGGCACGGACCGACGCGCCTCGCGGTCGGCCTGCGACTGCGACGTGATCGGCGGCGCGAAGATATAGAAGCCCGTCGTCAGGATATCGCCGGATTTCAACTGCCCGATGGTCGGGCCGTTGTACTGGCCCGGCGCAACGAAACCGTTGAACACGGCTTGCTGACAGACGGTCTTGCAGGCCGCGATCAGGAGATCGACGCCCGCTTCGGTCTGCGGCACTTTGGTCGGCGTGGTGTAAAGCACGTTGAACAGCGCGACTTGAAGCGCATTCTGAAGCCAGTCGCAGCCGATGCGCTCGTCGATAAACGATCCGTCGGCCATGACGCCTTCTTGGATAATGGCCGTATCGTTGTCGTAGTTGACGAACGTATTGATGCGCTTCTCCCGGACCGTAGCGGCTTGCGTTTCCGACAGGGTTTCCGCCGAGATGCCGGGAAGACGTTTGAACTTCGCCGTAATGCAGGCGTTGTTCTGACGGAAGTCGACCGTCGCGAAGCGACCGAACAGGCTCGCCACGGCGACCGCCGACGTCGTCGAGAACAGGCCGCACGTCCGCGCCAGATTCAGCGTCTTCATGGCGCTGGCGAGATCGGCCTGCGTCTGATTGTCGAGCACGAGCGAATTGCCGGTCGTGTACCAGTAAGTCCGCTTCGGCGACGCGCCCTCGATCGCGACGGCGCAGGCTTCATGATCGGCGTCGAGCAGCAAGGTATTGTCGACGAACTGCGCCGCGTACCACGCATGGGAGCCTTCCATGTGGTGCGAGATGCACTCCAGCGCCGTTTCGGCGGCGACGCCGTTGACCGGGATCGGCGCGGACGCAGCGGACGTCAGCTTCATCGCCGTGGCCAGATCGTCGCCCGAGCCGCCCGACAGATTGCCGCCGGACAGATGCCCCAGCGTCATGACGCCGCCGGAGTCGACGCCTTCGGCCAGCGAAATGTTGTTGCCGGCCGTGCCAGTGACCGCCGACACGATGTAGAGATGCGTCGCGTCGTAGGAATAGATGCAGTCGTTCAGATTGGCGTCAGCGGACTGCCCGAGCATGGCGACGGCGTTCTGCAACGTTTCGAGCAGCGTCGCGCCGATCTGGATTTCCAGCGCGCCCGGCGTGCCGGTGACGAACGTGACGGTCGTGCCGTTGATGATCAGCGAGTCGTTGTTCGACGGCTTCAGGCTGAACGACACGCTGCCCCAAGCGGTCGGCGCAGCCGCCCAGCTCAGAGTCGACGTCGGGCCGCTCGTGCCGCTCGTCACGACGAAGCGCCCCTGCGTGGCGTTCCACACGCAAGTCGTGTCGGCGAGCTGCGCGGCGAGCGCCGTCTGAACTTGCGCGGCGACGCCGTTCAAGTTGGTCTGCGCCGCGAGATTGACGCCCGACACGGTCGTCGGCACGCCGTCCATGTAGAGGAACATGGCGCCCGCTGTAATGCTCGTGAAGTTGGCGATAAGCTGCTCGGCCGGGAGCAGCACGCCGCCATAGAGCAGCGCGTGCGTCGGCGACTGCGCCCAGCGCCCGATGTAGGCGAGCGACGGCTGCGGCTCCTGCGCGAAGAAGGCGGCGGCGGCCTTATATTCGTTCGAGTTCGACGCGAAGTCGTCGCCGACTTCGTCGAGGCTCGCATACTGCCGGCGGCGCTCATAGACGTCGATCACGTCGGACGCGCCGATGAAAAGCGGGACGCCGAAGTTGCGCACAGGGACGGCCAGAGGGCTGATCGTCACAGTGACATTAACGACGCCCGAGACGTCAAGACCTCCTGACATGCTTATTTTCCTTCAGTTAGGTTCCAGTGACGTCGTTCGTGTCGAACGGCGTCGGCAAGTTGTGATCTGCGCCTTCCGGATGCTGATAGACGATACCGGCGGCGGAGACGATATTGCGAATGCCGTAAACGCGCTGCACGATACGGTCGATCGTCCATTCGCAGTCGACGCGAGTCAGCCATTGGTTGTTGACCAGCTCCGGAATGTTCCGACGCGGCCCGAGGATGACGACGCCGACTCCTGCGTTGAACATTGCCTCCCTGTTCTGCGAGATCAGCAAGCCGTCCGACATGAGCGCGTTCAGCTCCCATGCGTTCGGCCCGTAAGTCGAGATCAGGAGGCGATTGCGAACGCAACGCTCGACCGTGTCGGTCTCCGTCATGGGCTCGTGCGTGACGCTGCTTCCGCGCAGATTCACGTCACGCTCGTCGGTTATGCCGAACGACGCCCAGTCGACATTGACTTCGGGTTGATGCGCTGGCGTGACTTGCCAGCGCGGACGAACAAGCGATTTCGGCAGACCCGTAAGGCCGACGATCACGGCTTGCAGAAAGTCTTCGAACGGCACGCCATGCGGCGCGTCGCTCGTCGACGGTAATTGATAGCCGCCTGTCGAGGAATCAGCCATTCGGGTTCATTCCGATAAATTCACAGTCGGCGCGGACGTATCCGTCGCCCCATCCTTTCCACGCCGCGACGTTCTTGACGAGATATCGCTGACCGCCGAACAGCACGACGTCGGCGAGCTGGCCGGAGGCCGAAGCGAAAAGCATGGTCGTCGTGTAGACGGTGATCGAGTCGCTTATGCGCGACCCGTCGTCGAGCATGACAAGCCGCTGACCCGCGCCGGCCTGCACGACGGCGATGACGCGACGCATAATCGTCTCAGTCTTGACGAGCCGCCCCTGATCGTTGACCGCCTCCGTCGTCCGCACGACGTCGATCGTCGACGCGAAGTCGGGGTCGACCAAGACTTCATTAACGGATATCGGCATTAGCGTTTCGCCACGACGTAAGTGATCGAGTTAAGCAGACTGGCCGTATTGATCAGCGGCGTCGCCGACGCCATGAGCGCCGCGGGCGACGTGTCCTGCGTGCCGTAAAGCAGCTCCTTTGCCGTCGGCCCCGTGACGCCCTTGCGCTTCCGCCAGCGATTACGCACGGTCGCGACCTTCAGGGGCGGCGGAATGCCGGCAGTTATGCGCTGCTTGATCGCTTCGGCGACAAGCCCGCCGGCATATTCGAAGCGCGCCTCGGCGGCCGGCAAGTTACCCTCAAGCGCCTTCTTCGCGCCTTTGACCATTTCCGCCAGCATGGATTCCTTGGCGTCTTCGATGCCGGGAATCATGAACTCGCGCTGCGGGATTCCGGCGCGCGGCGCGCCGTGATCGTGAATGTAGGCAATAGCGGCGTTGCCGATCTGCTCGCCCTCGCGTTGATCGTGACTCGCCGGGACGCCGACATACAGTTCGAGTTTCAAGAACTCGTCGACGGCGTGCATGATCTCGTCGGTCCGGTCCTTGACCAGCTCGACGAACTTGGGGTCGAACCCCTGATCCGCGGCAGTCTTGCGCCAGCCCGTGCCTTTAACCATTGATGCCCGGCACGATGCGCGGATGCGATAGACCCGGCACGTATGTCATGCGCGCAGCGGCGCGCAGCATCGTGTAGAGCCGTTGCCCGTAAAGCGTGGCGTTATAGGAGCCTGCGCCCTTGATCGCCGTCAGGTTGGTATTATAGCTGACGCTGACCTGTCCGACGCTCTTCGACGCCACGACGCCAGCCGGCGCGGGCGACACGACGCCGCCGTTAGCGAAACTGCGCGCCGCCGATGCGCCGATCGTGATATTGTGCGCGCAGTAGAGCATGGCGGCGAGCGGATACCGCGCGCCCAGAATGCTCTTGTCGAAAGACTTGTCGGCGTCTTCCAGCCACATATTCACTTGCGGCACGGTGTAAACCGCCGCGTCGGCGAACTCGGGGAACGCATTTACGAATTCGTCATAGGTGACAGCCGTCATTGACGCCCCCCGAAAGCACTTACGCCGTCGTCGCGATGAACGAGATTTTCAGCGTGCCGTTGATCGCTTCGCTGGCGTGAACGTTTTTGAACGTAATGACCAGCGATCCAGAGCCGGGCGTGACGGCCGTAATGACAGGCGCGCCCTGCGAGTTCGTGCCGTTCGCGATGCTGGCGACGACGATGCTCGACGCCGTGATCGTCGAGTTGGTAATCGTCATCGTATGAGCCGCCGCGGCGGCCGTCGTGATCGCGTCGGTCGTGATCGTTCCGGCGGCCTTGTTCAGCGTCGCGGTCGACGTAGCGCCGGTGCCGGAAGCCGTTGCGGTCTTCGTGCCAGTGTCGACCTTCAGCGACGCGGCCGTGACGAGCCCGGAAGCCGTCAGCGTCGTCACGGACGCGGCGCCCGACACGCTGGCGTTCGTCCAAGTCGGCGACGCTTTCGTGCCGGTGTTCTGATAAACAGCGGCGGAGTCCGTGCGAAGAAGCAGCGCGCCTGCCGGCGCGACGTCCGCAAGGGTCGTACCGTTGACGGGCGCGCCGTCAATGAGAAAGACCGGCAGGACGACGTCGCCCAGAACCGTGTCGAGAAGCCTGAAGGCACGCGTTGCCATTTCGATTTATCTCCTGTTAGGCGACTTTGTTGTCCATCTTGCGGACAGATTTCGAAACGCGCGCGTCGCCGTCGGGATTGATCCCCTCAAGTCCGCTTGTGCGCTTCTCGTTTTCCTTCGCCGCGCCCGTCACCATTTCAGGTTTCGAATGCGCGAAAATGAGTCGGTTCACGACGGCCGGATGCGTCTTGTTGTCTTCAATCCACTTGTTGAAAAATTCCTCGTCGACGCCCTGCGTCAACGCGTATCCCCCAACAATGGTGACGAGCGGTGCCTGACCATGCGGAGTCGCCGGGCCGTTGATCTTCACCGGCTCGCCGACTTGCACGGCCTTTTTATAGGCGCGAGTGCCGCCGCCGAGCACGGGTTCGTGATCCTCGACCATGTTGAAGTTTCGCAAGATCAGTCCGTTCGGGATTTTGCACGCAACAGTAATTGAACCGGCCATTTGCCACTTTCCTTTGTATGGGCGGCGCGCAACAAGCGCGCCGCCGGTTTCCGTTCGATCAGACGCCGACCATGCTCGCAATGCCGAGCGGGAAGCGGATGATCGCGCCCCAAGTGCCAGCCGTGACTTTCTGCTTATAGGACGACAAGTCCTTGACGATCGGATGCGTACGCATACGCTCGTT